AATTAAATTCTATTTCTATGATAAGAAATATTAATGAACTAGAAAATAAACTTAATTACTTAGATTTAACTTATAAAAGAGATTTAAATAGTATTAATCGTAATATTAATGATTTAAAAGACAGGATACATACGATTGAAGATCAAATAAACAATATTGTCAATAATTTAAATGATGCTTTTGTAATTGCTAAATAAGTTTATATGATTACTAAAAAAAAGAAACAACAACATTTTTTACATTTTTATCATTTTTATTTTTTTCTAAATTACTATCATATCCACCTTCCAATAATTTATTTTCTTGATCTAAATCATCATTTTGTTCATCCTGAACTAATTCAAAATCTTCTTCTAAATCATCATCCACTTTATCATCAACATCATCTTGAACTAATTCTAAATCTTCTTCTAAATCATCAAAATCATCATCAACTTCATCTTCAACTTCATCATCAACTTCATCTTCAACTTCATCTTCAACTTCAACTTCTTCTTCATCTTCAACTTCTTTTTCATCTTTATTTTTTTTTTTATCTTTTTTATCTTCGATTACAACTTTTTTAAATTCATCAGGTTTTTTTTCATCTGATAATTCACTTTGTAAATTAATGGATAATCCATCAAATGTTGATCTAGGAGATAAAACATTTAATTCTTCTTTTTGTTTTTTTAATCTTTGTTTTATTAATGCACGATTATATAAATATTGATTTATTAACATTGTGTATATTATAATATTATAATATTATAATTTTAAATTTATTGAATTTGTTTCACATATTTCATCTTCTTGATCTAAATCTTCCTCTGAATTATCAAAACCATCGAAATTTTTACCTTTATAATTAAATTCATTTACAAGATTTAGGGGGTTGTGTATTTTCATGGTAAAATTATATATACTATTATTTTTAGGTTTTTCAGGAACTTTTAATTCATCTTTCATAAAATCTGAATGAGTAACAACAACAATAATAGGGTCTTCACTTGGATATTCTTTTTTTATATCTTTTAATTTTTCAATAAATTTTTCACTATCAGGACTAGTTTCGGATACATTAACACCTTCAATATAATCTAAATTAAATATTTTTCGGTCAACTAATCCAATACTATCACCTGCTACTTCAAATTTTTTTCTAGGTTCTTTTGTTTTAAATAAAGTTTCATAGTTTTTGAAAACTCTTTCTTGAATTTTAGTTATTTTTTGATCTTCACTAGTAATTCCCCATATTTCTGGATTAGGTTTATTATCATCTTTATCAATATTTTTTTCATTACAGTAAGGTAAAATATATATAGATTTATTTAAACAATTTTCATGATCTAAATATCTTTTAAACATATGATAACAAGTTTCTTGTGTTCTGAACAATGTTGAACAGCACAATATAAATTTTCTATCAGGATTAACCTTATCAAATATAATTTTTTTTATTGCCTCATGTAGATCTGAACTAGTTTGACCAGTTGATTTTTCAATAGAACTTTTTGTTAGTGATGGATCTAAAATTTTATGTGCACTTTTATAATGGGTTGATACCCCCATAACCTTACTTTTATACATTTTTGCATTCGCACAAGATAAACCATGTCTTATAATGTATATAGGTTTATCACTATTATATTCTTCGTCTTGTTGATCAAGGGATTCATTCATCTTTATTTTTTCAATAGTAAGTGGAGTTTCTTTAGAAGTATCCACAATATTAGCAATAGCAGCAGTACCACCAACTCGTTTATATTTTTTTTTTGTCCTTTTATCTGGTCTCCGGTTTAATCTTTTTTTTGTTCTTTTATCAGATCTTTTATATAATTTTTTGTTTGATCTTTTACTTTTTTGATATTCCATATATATATAATATATAAAAATAAATTGATTAAAATAATAAACGATTATATTAATTAATATAAAAATATAAAAAAAATGTTAAAACAATACCATACAAAAGATAATATTGAGGTGGGGATAGATGAAGCAGGAAGAGGATGTTTATTTGGACCTGTTTGTGTTGCGGCAGTTGTGTGGTTAGATGATGATCCTGATCCTGATATTGTTTTAAAAGATTCTAAAAAATGTACAGAAAAATATAGAAAAAAATGTTATGATTATATAATTAATAATTGTAAATCATATTCAATACAATTAGTATCACATGAAGAAATAGATAAAAAAAATATTTTAGAATGTACTATTGATGGAATGCATAAATGTTTAGATGAAATTACTCAAAAAATAAAACCAGATTTAGTATTAGTTGATGGGAATCATTTTAAACAATATTATGACAAAAATTCTCAAGAATTTTTAGAACATGAATGTGTAATTAAAGGAGATGATACATATAAATCAATTGCGGCAGCAAGTATTTTAGCAAAAACATATCGTGATAATTATATTGAAAATCTTGTAAAAACAAATCCATATTTAGAAAAATACGGGATTCAAAAAAATAAAGGATATGGAACAAAAGTTCATATGAATGCTTTAAAAGAATATGGTGTTGTTGATGGACATCGAAGATCATTTAAACCTTGTTATTAAATATTATTTACCACCTTGGATGTTTGACCCAGTAGGTGGGCAATCACAATCGCAGTATCCCGGAATATCAGCACAGGTGTATCCTCCAATTTCGGGATTAAGAAGTCTGTCGCACGCATTAGGACCACCACCCCGGGAAATATATGCCGACCCTTCATATGTATTTTGGCAAAATTCTGCACTTTGAACATTTGGATCTTGACAAAAATTACAACCACTTATTTCTGCTGGACCGTTATCGCCGCATTGATCCCCAACGCATTGTTCATGATAGATTAACCGTTGAATTTCGCGATATGTGGCATCATCAGTCAGTTGGTAGTTATCCCCATGTCTATCTCGCAGGTCTTCCGCCAGTGTTCTCATTTGATTTCTCAGACCTTGAATTTGGTCCTCCGTGTATAGTCTATATTTTCCATTTACTATACGCATTTGGTTCTCTAAAGTTTTATTAATATTATTACTCATTTCTTGATTAGTCAAAAGATCTCTATTTTCACAAAGTAACCTTGATATAGAATTAGTGTATTTGCCTAAAGCAGTTTCAGCGGCATCATTAGCATTTTTAATACTATTACATACAAGTTCTTCATTAGTGTCACGGAATCCTTCAACACTCTTACACATAAATGAACATAATGCAACACCACCAACAAGACCTAACATAATTTGTTTATTATCTTTAAGGACTTTAGGAACATATTTTCCACCAAAATAAATAAAAACGACCAAAGCAACAACTAAAATAACTAATTGATTCATTTTAATATATATATATATATATATTTTTATTAATTAAATAAAAATTCACTTGCTTGTGTAACATTCATAGGAGTCATCATCTTTGGTGACCACCAATCTAATATTATATTATTTTTAAATTAAATATTAATCAAATGAAATAATTACTTTTTTCTTTTCTTTTTTTTCTGTATCAATATTTATTTGTATTGGGACAACTTGATAACAAACATTTTTCTTACCATTTAAATATTTTTCTTTATACATTAAAGTGTGATTATGAACCTTTAAGAATTGTCTTAAAATAGTTATACATCTTTTTTCAGTTAAATCAGATAAATAAACTCTTGATTTACACGGAATATAATATTTAGAGATATTATCAATATTTTCATTGAATTTTTCAACTGTTTTTAAATCAACAAGATTTTTTTTACTAAATGAATGATTATCTGTAAATGAATTTATACCGAAATAAGATAATAATTCAATTGTAAATTTTAAATCTGGTGTATTTCTGAATAATTGATTCTTCATATTTTTTAACAATATTAATTTTTAGATTTTTAAATTTAAATTTATAATTTAAAAAATAAATAAATCTAATAATATAATTAAATATGTCTTTAGATGATAAAAAATTTATTGATCCATGGATAATAATTGATACTTATTTCAGAGATACATCTTATTATAAATCACAACATCAAATTGATTCTTTTGATGAATTTGTATTTTCAAAAGAAAATGGTATTGATAATATCATAAGAAGAGAAAATCCTTTTATTTTATACAAAGGTGACAAAGGAGGAAAAAATTTTTCATATGAAATGAGAATTTATTTTGGTGAAACTTTAGATGAATCTACGGGTGAACCAGTTGAAGATAAAGAAAATATATTTACATCTTCACCTGGTATTTATGATAGTGAAAAACAAACTATGAAATATATGTATCCTAATGAAGCAAGATTAAAAGGATTAACATATTCAACAGATGTATTTTGCAATATAGGTGTTCATTATATTTTACATGATGAATCCAAATCTGTTGTAAGAAATTTTGAACGTGTTGATTTAGGTAAAATCCCTATTATGATTCATTCAAAAATGTGTTTACTTCATAATTTAGACTCAATTAAATTAACTGAATTTGGTGAATGTCCTTATGATCAAGGAGGTTACTTTATTGTAAAAGGTAAAGAAAAAGTAATGTTGTCTCAAGAAAAAAAAGTAAATAATATTCTTTATATTAATAAATCAGGGGATGATAATATAATTTTACAAGGTAATATTAAATCTGTCTCAACAGAAGGTTTTCAGTCATCAAGAACAAATCATGTTAATTTCTTAAAGAAAAATATTAAACTTAAAGTTGGGAAACAAGAAATAACTAGAGTTGAAAATGTATTTAATGTTAGAATTTTAGGATTAGATTGTAATATTCCATTATTTATTTTATTCAGAGCATTAGGATATGAAACTGATAAAAAAATATTATCATTAATTATTTATGAAAATGATGATAGTTCTTTAAAAGATAAATTATTTCAACTTATTCTTCCATCTATAAAAAGTTCTCAACCTATATTCAATCAAAAAAATGCATTTAAATATTTATCATTAAATACGAAAGGAAAAGAAAATTTTAATGTTATTAATACATTAAATAATAACTTATTCCCAAATTACAAAAATGATAATGATGCTAAATGTAAATATTTAGGATATGTTGTTAGAAAAATTCTTTTAACTCATATTGGAATTATGAATGAAACAGATAGAGATTCTTATATTAATAAACGTGTTGATTTACCTGGATCATTATTATTAGAATTATATCGTGAATTGTGGGGAAATTTTAAAAAAAATATATCATTAAGTATTGATCGTGAATATAAATTAAATTTTGAATCATTAGATAAAGATTTTTCAACAATTATAAATGAATTAAATGTTTCAAAAGTATTTAGTAATCAAGTATTAAATACGATAACAAAATCATTTGGTGCGAGATTTGGAACAGGTATTTCATCAAGACAAGGGATCGTACAAGAATTAAATAGAAATGTCATGTTAGGGACACTATCACATACTAGAAGAATAGCAACACCATTACCATCTGGATCTAAGATGTTAGGACCTCGCAAATTACATAATTCACAGTGGGGTTTTGTTTGCCCGACTGAATCACCAGACGGTGGTAATGTTGGAATTATGAATCATTTATCTGTTATAGCAAGAGTAACAACAAATATAGATACTGAAGGAATATATAATGCATTGATTGATGGTGGAATTCTTTTAAATGAAAATGTTATCATATCTGATTATTGGAATACAACAAAAGTATTTTTAAATGGGACAATTGTTGGTGTTCATTTAAAACCCAATGAATTATTAAGATTTATGAAATTATTGAAATTAAATAGTATTATCAATATAACAACATCTATTTCGTGGAATATTCAAAGTAATGAATTTCATGTTTTTACAGATTCAGGGAGAATAATTCGTCCAATATTTAGTTTAAAAACTAAAAAAGACGGTAATAAATATAATAATTTAATTGAATGCGATTATAAATTAATTGAATCATGGAAGAAATCAATACATGGTGTATTACATGATCGTGAAGATGTTGATTTTTATTCATCAAAATATTACAAAGAAGAATTAGAAAAAATAAAATCTGAAAATGAAAATTATTTAGATTATTTAGAAGAAGTATCTGCACCATTAGAATATATTGATTCAATTGAATCTGAAAATTCATTAATATCAAGAGATATGAGAGATATAAAATCACAACATACACATTGTGAAATACATTCTTCATTAATTTTAAGTGCTGTTGCATTAAATATTCCTTTTCCTGAACATAGTCAGTTCCCAAGAAATGTTTTTTCATGTCAGCAAACAAAACAAGCAGTAGGTGTTTATTCATCTGCATATAATACAAGATTTGAAACATTTTCACATATATTGTATTATCCTCAAAGACCCATTGTAACAACAAGATATAAAAAATATACTGATGTAGATAAATTACCTTATGGTATTAATGCGGTTGTTGCAATTGCTTCATATGAGGGATATAATCAAGAAGATGGAATATTATTAAATAAATCATCAATTGATCGTGGTATGTTTAAATCATTATATTTCAGAAGTTATGAATGTGATGAAGAATCTACAAAAACAGGAAAAGAATATTTTAGCAATCCTTTATTGGAAAAAAATGTTCAAAAAATAAATGAAGGGAGATACGGAAATTTAGATGATAATGGTTTTGCAAAAGAAAATACTTATGTTGATGATAAAGATATTATTATTTCAAAATGTTTTAAAGTTTATGATGCGAATGGAAATGAAATAACAAAAGTTCGTGGAGAATCAGTTAATCGTGGAACATCGGGAATAGTTGATAAAGTAGTTGTATCAAAACGGAATGATGGATTAAGGAAATGTAAAATAAGAATAAGAAAAGAAAAAGTTCCTGGAATTGGTGATAAATTTTCATCTCGTTGTGGTCAAAAAGGTATGTGTGGTATGGTTATACCTGAGTGGCAAATGCCATTTACTAAAGATGGTATTGTTCCTGATATTATTATTAATCCACATGCTTTACCCAGTCGTATGACAATAAATCAACTTTTAGAAGTTATTTTGGGTAAAAGTGCTTGTTTAGGAGGATTTTTAGGTGATGCTACACCATTTCAAAATAATGATATAA